TCAGTAGGCCCAAGAAATTCTTTCACAATACTAAGCTAGTAATTTGGCTACAAATCCATTCACAGGAGGTACTGCTGTAGAGGCAAAAGTTAGACGGATTGAAGTATTACTCAATCGTTCCGTAAAAACTCCTACAGTATCTCTATTACCGCTATTGCGAATTACTTCTACGCTGGGATTAGTATCAGTCAGGGTATGTGTGATCACAAACACCGTATTAGTGCCATCTCCAAAAGGATTAGTAGTTACTGATCGCCGTCTTCCGGACCAACTGGCAAGCAAGGAAGGGGTGACATATTTGGCTGTGTCTGTTCCCGCTTCTAGTTCGGCTAAAGTAGCACGCTGTACTTTACCCGATGTGGTTTCACTTGCGTCAGGAACTCCGGCCCCATGAACTTGCCAGATTACAGGAGAAGTTCCCAAAGTCACGGATTGAGTAATCTGCCTGTAAGTCACGCCCTCATCGTTATTCCCACTACCAGAGGCAACAGTTACAATCGCGTTTCTGAGTTCGGCTCCTGTACTAGCGTCAGCAGTGCGGGTAGCTGCAACAGAAGCTCCGTTCCAATTATAAAGTCCGTTCTCTGTGTTATTAGTTTGATTTGCTGCAATAAAGCGAGAATTGGCTAAACTCATAGTTACCCCACCAATTGTCGAGCCAGGAGCATTTAAATTGATATTTGATGGGGCAGAAGCAAATACTGCGTCCTTGTAATCAAACCCTTCCAGAAGAGCATTTAAAGTACCAAAATTGACCAAATCGTTAGGATTTTCTGGGGCAACAGAAGCCCGAATTTTTCCTTTAAATTCAGTGTCAGACCAAAATTCAATAAAAGTCATAATTACCTCGATAAAATTGCATAACCACTAAAGGGACTACTGAAAATAATTTGAGTAGTATTTAAAGAAAGGTTTTGTACAAAAGCTTCTATTTTTACTCCTCCTGAACTAAAAACTTGAGTCTGTGGCTCAAAGCCTAAATTATGAATAATTGTCCAGGTTGCAGATGCAGGCGATTGAGTATGCTTGTAAAAAGCACTTCCCTCTCCCGGTAGTCCAGGAGAACCCCGAACATCAACAGCAGAGCTAATTGAAGAAACTAGCCCAGACGGTCCAATATAACCACCCGTTGCTGGAGGAGTACCCGAACCTCCTACCCAATTAACTACCTGAAAAACCCGGCGATTACCATCAGTAACTAGGGACAAAACAGGCGACCATCCAGCACCTCCAAGAGTAGCCGAAACAATTACTTGCCTAGAACTTCCAGTTATTTCAATTGGCATCAAACTTCCCCCCTAACGACTACGGGAATTAAATCTAGTCCTAAAGGTTCAACAACGAGCCGATTAGCAATAGTTTTAGATGCCTCTAAGTCAGCTTGCCAGTAATCTCTTCCCACTTTTGGCTGTCCGATTTCTTTAAAAGAGACAGGAGTAACGTCCATCTCAGCAGTGATATTGCTATCGATAATTAAATGAAAATAAGTATAATTTTGATATTCAATTGGGTCTTCTCCCTCTTCATTAGCAGGTAAAATAAAATTGCCAAATTGCAACCCATCGATCCGACCGACTGCCATGCGATCTTCTCCAAATTGCTTTGCTACATAAAAATTAATGTTCCATGTAGTAAAATCTCCCTGAATAAAAAACTCCTCATCCCAAGTCGAACCCTTTTTAATCTCAATAACAATTTCACTGGCAATCGTAGGATACGATTGCCCTTTAAGAAAATAGTTACCAGTAAGGACTTTTTGAGCCATCGATGAGGTGCGTACTGTTTCTTGTATTATATCTTGAATTTTCTTTTTTGAGATATAATAAAAAGTAATCATATTTATACCTTATACTACTGCGCTCTTTTATACCACCCAAGAGTGCGGTTATTTTTTTGTCTTGACAATTCTATTAAGACTGTGAGAGAATTTTTTTAGAAGATTGATATGGGTAGCCGCTCTCTCGTAGGGCGGTATTTTTTTTATTTATTTGTACTATATATACTACAGATACTACGGAGCGATTGTTCTTTTGTAATTTGATTGTAGATAAGGTTATTAACAATCAAAACCTTTACAGGGTATAGGTTTTAGGCTTTGTTGATAATGTTGATGCTCTATAGAGAGAAAAAAGATAAAGAAGATGTATAGCAAAGTCAGCAATAAAAGTGATTAAACGCAAAACTGGCTCCATTGACAAAAAGCTGTATTTTGGGCTAACTAGAGGATTTTAGAGGTGAGAAGTGGTTCATCGCTAATCTGTTCTTTTTGTATTTGATTGTAGATAAGGTTATCTACAATCAAAATCCTTACCCCGACTAGGTTTTAGGCTTTGTAGATATTGTTGATGCTCTATAGAGAGAAAAAAATAAAGAAACCAAACAAGGTCAGCAATAAAAAGAAACAGGCTCAACAGTAAAACAAAAAAAATACACACGGGGTAATTATTAACAATATCTACAAAGAAGTAAAAAAAGGATGAAAGCTATATATATTAACACTTTCATCTTTTCTATCTTTGTAAATACCCTTATTTACAATCTATTTACAAACTAACAATCTAATTAATCGAGGTCAGCAATAAAAACATAAAAAATCCTGACACGGGAATAAGGCTAACAACATCAACAAAGTCTAGAGCCTATATATATCAAGACTTCCATTGTTAATATCCTTATCTACAATCTAATTACAAACCAACAAACAAAAAACCCCTGTAGAGACTACAGGGGTTAGCTTTATCAGTTATGTACCAGTTATGGTGTCAATTTCTGTTTTTTATTTTAGCAGTAAACAACCTTGTTTATTGATTTTCCCCTAATATCTCCCCATTAACTCGATTTGTTCCTCTAGAGTAGAGTTCTCGCTCTCAAGCTTTTTAATTTGGTCTTTTAAGCCGAGGATTTCATCGATATAGCCAACTTCTCGATAATCCAATTCGTCGATTTTGGCAGTCAATTTAGAAGGAATAAGCGAACGCCCAACTGCATTACTTTTAGGGCTAGTTCGTGATTGTCTTTGATTAACCACTGACAGATTAAATTTTCTGGTATCAACGCAACACCTTGTAACCCGCCTGCTGTCTCGATTTGAGCTTGATCAAGACCCTTTTCACGCAAACCACTCATGGTCAAACGGCGAGAAATAGTCGAAGGTATTTTCCCCGACATCCGGGCATATCCACTAATTGAGGCAAAGCTCTCACCAGTCTCGGTATTAATAATTAATTCAATACCATCGTGATCGAAACGTTGTAAACTAGAATTAGCCATGATTTATTGTGGTTAGTCCCCCGTTAACGCGGGGCATACCAATATTATACCGTATTTAAAATATGCCTGACAAATTTGACGGGTGTGGTGGGTATTCAGCAAAAATTGACCGATTACCGGGTATTCCTCCTGATTTCAAGTCGAATGTCGTCAAACCACCACAATCTAGGGTTATTGTTTTACTGAAAACCAGAGAGATCAGAGAAATCCCCGATGATCAGCTAGAGTCTTTCCTTGAGGAAAACCAAAATTTAATTCAAGATCGACAATCACCCAGAAAAAGACCGATTAGAAAACTTTAAAGCAATGACAAACAAAGAAATCCTTGTTTTGCAGACTCTTTACAATAAAGAATTGTCAGGATTGCAGATAATTGAATCTATAGCTAATACTAAAGGTAGAAGCCTTGATATTGGCTCGTTTTACCCTGTATTTCAGAAATTAGAGGAAAAAGGACTCATTAAATCTCGATGGGGAACCGAGCGATCTAACGATAGAGCCGGTGCTAGAAAAAGATACTATCGACTTACCCAATCAGGAGAAAAATCCCTTGCTGATATTCAAGGATTTGATAATTCTCTTAATTGGAATTTTACTTGATTAATGTGGGGTCTAGGAGTCGAACCTAGTGTTTTAGGCTTATGAGGCCTATGTGTAAGCCATTTCACTCACCCCGCTTTTATATTAGCGCATCAAAAAACAGAATGTCAAGTGTATTGTACTGATAAGTTTACTGTTTTTTGTTCCCGACCTAAACCAACCAAATAACCAACTATTTGGTTATTAAAGACTTGACTGTTTCTAACTACAATACAGCCCGCGCTTCCAGGTACATTAGCGTCTCGATGTAATCCAAGTTCTGATCGAGAAAACCCTGATCCTTTGTAAGGATCAGGCGTAATATGAAAAAACATCCCCTCAACACCTTTTGTATTTAACCAATACCCCTTAGTATTGATTTGCCAATGATTTCCTTCTGGTATTTGTCCCTTGCCTACAATTTTTTCGGCACCTCGGTATTGATACCCAATTGAGCCACTGGTAGCCACTACTTCAATTGCTTTATCATTTCCTCGATAAAATTGCAAAATTCCTTCAATCAACTTAGGAGATCGACTTACAGGAAACTTAAAAACGGCTGTCACGGGTAAGGTATTAGGTAAATCAGATAAATCCCAATGCGGCTTGAATATCCACCAATCACCTGCGCTGTAGCTAAGTTTTACTTGAATGTGCAATCCATATTCAGATAAAACTTTATCTACAGGATAATTTCGATTTTTTTCTACAAAAATTAACTGATCTTCTTTCAAATCAGACACTTGCTCTGGAGTTTTTTTCAGATAAGTGTTAAATATTGCTGTAATTTGCTTCATTTGTCCTAGCCTACATTTTCCTTAATTCTAGCTTTTCAATCAATCCAATAGACAATTTCGTTAGGCTGTATCTCGTACCTATCACAGATTGTTTCTAAGACAGTGATAGATGGTAAGTGATTAGGATTCCGAGATAGCTTGTATCCCGTGGACATCGCAATCCCTGTTTGCTGAATGAATTTATAGACTGTGATGCCTCTAGATTCTGTAAATTCCTTGACTCTGTTTTTTAGTACCATTGTATTAGTTTTGTGTCTCTATAATTTATTATAACTTTTTTTGGAATAATGCTTGACAATATTACTGACTTTACGGTAATATACAGATATAGAGAAAGACGACCACTCCCAACTCCAAATTAGTGTGATCGCCTTTCCGTCAACCCTTATCAGGTCAAAAGCCATGTTAGCATCCAATTCTCTTTCTGTCAAATCTAATTGCGTCCCCGTTATGTCTGGCAATTTCACTATGATTGCCAGAGGTCAAAAGCACCAGGTTTCTCTTAAAGTGTGGGGAGAAGGACGGATTACCACTCTCCGAGTTATTTGTCAGCAAACTGGTAAAGAATGGTTTTTCGATACCTTTAATGGCAAGTTAAGCCGTGGTTTCAGTCCTGACGGAAAACTCCCCAACTGCGAATTACCTGAGATTAAATTTCAACCCGTCAAAAAATCTTTTGTTATTTCCCCTACGATGGGATTCGTGGATTGCGGAGGGCGTTGCTACGAGATTCCTAGTAATGAATCTACAGACGATTTTATTTATGATGATACTGAGCCGTCGGATTTAAGTCGGTACAGCGAACCAACGACCGACCCGACGACATGGCAAGAGTTTTAATATACCAGTTATCAGTTGTCAGCTAACAATTATTTAGGAGTCAAAAAAAAAATGAAGGGTATTCGCATTGAAGGTTTTTCTCCGAGGTCAGGCGACAAAATTGCTGTTATTGTCAGTACGAAATACATACTATGTGTTTTAGATACTTACGAGAATTTATTACCTTGTCCGCAAATTGAAAACACTAAACAATATTGTGTAATATTCGACGATCCAATTGCATCATATTCAGTCATTACAACACTTGAATTATCGCCGGGACTAAAAGACTTGCTGCAAGAATGGTTTTCGGGTAGTTTGTGATTAATAAATTAGTCATCAGTTATCAGTTGTCAGTTATCAGTAAACAGCAACCTATTAAGAGTAAAAACCATGACTATTATCAACGCTACCCCCCACAACATCACCATATTAAACAAAGCTGGCATCACCCAAGATGAAAAAAAACAGTTTCTGGGAAACAAAGAGGCGATTGTGGTTCTCAAGGAAATCCCAGCATCCGGGATTCTCCCGCGGGTCAAAATGTCCA